CGAGATCTACACTCTTTCCCTACACGACGCTCTTCCGATCTGAGCGTTGGAAGCGTTCTGAACAGTGGACGAAGGACGAAGGTCGCTTCATTCCCTATCCGGCCACATTCCTTCGCGGTGAGCGTTGGAACGAATACGATCGCGCAGAGGTAACGCCTTCACCGAAGCCGACCGCCGCCAAAAACTACGACGACGGCGAAGACTTCCTGGGTGAATAACCGTGGGAAACATCTTCAGCGACGTCGTGGAACAGATCGCCGCAAGGGGCCGCGCGAACAACGAAGCCGAAGGCGACTTCCGTGACGAAGAAGGCTTCCTGTGTTGCGGCAACTGCAAAACCCGAAAAGAACACCGCCTGGACCTGGGCGAAAAGACGGTCCTTGTTCCGTGTATGTGTAAATGCCGGTCAGAACAGGCGGAACGTGAACGCCAGGAGGAAGAACGCCGGAAGTTCCGCGAAATGGTCGAGCGCCGGCGAAAAGACGGGATCACCGATCCGTCATATCTGGTCCAGACCTTCGACCAGGACGACGGCCGGAATCAGAAGATCACTGACGTCTGTCTGAAGTACGTCGACCACTGGGAGGAAATGAAGGCCGACAATATCGGAATTCTGTTCTATGGCGGCGTCGGGACCGGAAAGTCCTTCCTGGCCTGTTGTATCGCGAACGCACTGATCGACAAATGTGTCAGGGTCAGCGTCACGAACTTTCCCCGAATCCTGAACAAACTTCAGGGGTTCGGCGAAGACAAACAGGAATTCCTGGACAAGCTGAACCGTTATGACCTTCTGGTCATTGACGACCTGGGCGTCGAACGCGACACGTCGTTTTCCGTCGAACAGGTCTTCAACATCATAGACGCCCGAAGCCGTTCCGGAAAACCCCTGATCGTCACCACGAATCTTTCCCTGGCTGACCTTCAGAATCCGCCTTCCCTGGGGTATGCGCGAATCTATGACCGAATCCTGGAAATGTGTCCGATCAAGCTGAAACTTGCCGGCGAATCCAGGCGAACCCAGAACGCCGCCGAACGGCGTGACAAGGCCCGAAAGATTCTGGGCCTGTGAGGAAAGGACGTGAACGAGTGAAAAAACAGTACAAACTGACCATTCCTGGCCTTCTGCCAGGGTTAAACGAATACATTGACGCCGAAAGAGCCGTCAAGGGTAAGTATAAGGCCGCCGCCATGAAGAAACAGGCCGAAAACGTGATCGGCTACATGGTAAAGACACAGCTTCGCGGCGTCCATTTCGACCGCCCCGTCGTGATCCGCTATCTGTGGATCGAACCGAACCGTCGTCGCGATAAGGACAATATCGCCTTCGCGAAAAAGTTCATTCAGGACAGCCTGGTCCACTGTGGCGTCCTGGATAATGACGGGTGGGGCCAGATCGAGCATTTCACAGACGACTTCGCCGTGGACCCGAAAGACCCACGAATCGAAGTCACGATCGAAGAATTCGAAGGAGGAAAAACAAATGGTAAACGCTAAAATCAAGGACCTTGCACCTGGAACCGTATTCAACGCCGGACCGATCGACGTCCGGATTCTGGAACACTTCACGAACGGAAGAACCCTTCTGATCGCCGACACCTGTATCGCCGACCGCCACTTCGCGGATCAGCCTTTCAAGACCAGACCCGAAAAGCCGGAAACGAATCCGAACGACTGGCGCTTCAGCAATCTTCGAAAGGAACTGAACACCGAATTCCTGGCCGCTTTCGACCAGGCTGAAGGACCTATCCGTTCCGCCCACATTCTGACGGCTGACTGGGACCTGGCAGACCACGAAGGCGGCGCCGGTTACGGTATCATTCAGGACAAGATCGCCCTTCTGTCTGAAACTATGTTCCGCAAGTACAGCGAACAGGACCTTCTGGCTCTGGACGACTGGTGGTGGCTGATCACCCCGTACGCCGCGTACTCGTACAATGCGCGCATTGTCGACACTGACGGCAGTCTGGACAACTACGGCGCGTACTATGGCTACTATGGCGTTCGGCCGGCTTTCTATGTGGAATCTGGGATCACTTTATCCCTGGAACCTGACCAGGTCGAACTTTCTGATTCTGCACTGTTGGCCGAATTCACTTCAAAACAGCTTGTCGAAGAAGTCCTTCGCAGAATCGCCGAAGGCCAGGAAGACGGTGACGAAGATGAAAGTGAAATATGGTGATCTGAAGGCCGGCGACGTCTTCGAAGACAACAACTGGCCGTATGTAAAGACAACAGAAGCGAACCAGGCGGTCGAACTTTCCACCGGCGCCCTGGTCCACTTCTTCAACGGTTCCCTGGTGGACGAAAGTGACCTTGTCCTGGTCCACCAGGCCGTCCTTCCGGCCGAAATGCCGGATCACCTGAAGGGAGGTCTGAAGCATGGAAAAGACTGATCTTCAGATCGCAGTCGAAGCCGAACTGGGCGTCGAACTGTGTCCCGTATTCTTCGCGGACGCCGAACAATACGCCAGAAGGAAACTGGAAGTCGCGAACCGGTCCGCCGGCCGCGAATGGGGTGAAGACGGCTACGGTGACGAATACCTGGTCTTACTGATCCCCGACGTGATCCGCGAAATGGCCTTTTCCGTCTACTGTGAAAAGCGGTCAGCCGAAAACCTGGCCGCCAGAAAGGCGGTGGTCCGGTGAATGAAACATATCGCGTCATGTTCGTTCGGAAAGGACAGCGTCGCCACGGTGATTCTGGCGAAAGAGCATGGCGAACCGCTTGACGAAGTCGTCTATTGCGAAGTAATGTTCGACGACAATATAAGCGGCGAAGTTCCAGAACACCGCGATTTTATTTATAATATCGCGATCCCGAAGTTCGAAGAATGGGGAATTAAAGTGGTCGTCCTACGCGATCAGCGGACGTACATATCAAGTTTTATGCGGATCATTCAGAAAGGACCGCGCGCCGGAAGACACAAAGGCTTTCCGCTATGCGGCTGCTGTGCGATTCAAAGGGACTGTAAACTTCCGCCGATCAATAAATACAAGCGGCAACTTGCCGAAGACACGATCCAGTATATCGGATATGCAAAGGACGAACAGGAACGTCTGATCAGACTTGACGGAAAGACCAGAATTTCGCTTCTGGAAAAGTACAGGATCGAAGAAGATGACACCTTCGAAATATGCCGAAAACACGGCCTTCTTTCCCCGATTTACGAATTCACCGATCGGGGGGGTGTTTCTTCTGCCCCAACGCGAAGGAAAAGGAACTTCGCCACTTATACGATCATCACAGGGACCTGTGGGACCGCCTTCTGGCGCTTCAGAAGGTCCCGAACAAGGCGACAGAACTGTTCAACCGCGACTTCCGGTTCGACGAAATCGACGCCATGTTCAAAATGGACGACGCGCAAATGTCCATATTCGATTTTTTAGACGAAGAAGGTGGAATAGAATGATCCGACGCCGAAAGGATCGCCCGAAATGGCGATACGACTTCAACTGTCGCAAGTGCGACAACATTCAGGAAATACACGACAACCGGAAGAACCGTCATGGCGACTATTGTGTCGCCTGTATCGAAAGAGCCGACGCCGGTCTTCCCAGTCCTATTCACGCCGACGAAGCTGACCGCGTGGTCCGCTGTGACTGCTTCAAGGCGATCCCCGAAAAGGAAGGCGAACCGATATGAAACAACTGACATTTAGTTTCCTGTGTCTGCTTCTGGGAAGTGTCCTGGTGTGTACGTCCTTCGTTATGGCGGCCGAACCGGCGGCCGCCGAAGGAATTATCCAGGAAGAAACAAAAGGCGCCCAGGAAGCGATTCTGGCGCCTGTGGCGACGTCTAAACCGTCCGCCCCTATTCTTCCCCTACCGGACGAAACAAAGCCACCAGAAGAAGCCTGGACGACCGTCACGGCGACGGCTTACTGTCCCTGTGAAAAATGCTGTGGCGTGTGGGCCGAAAACCGGCCGAACGGTATCGTCTACACCGCGTCGGGCGCTATCGCCCAGGAAGGCGTCACGATCGCCGCTGACTGGGACGTCTATCCGCCTGGAACCGTCCTTCAGGTCGAAGGCCTGGGGGAATACATAGTCCAGGATCGCGGCGGCGCCATTAAGGGCCTGAAGATCGACGTCTACTTTGAAGACCACGACGACGCCCTTCAGTTCGGCCGCCAGGAAGTCAGAATCCGCGTCGTGAAGGCGGTGACAGAATGAAGAATCTGAACTACCTGAACAAATACCGCCAGGACGTCCGGCACATCTACGGGACCAACGGCGACGAATACAACGGCGCCTTCAAAATCTATGTGAACGGCCGGTCCTTCTTCGTGATCGCCAGTAACGGCGGAGGGTGGGAACACGTCAGCGTCACGCCATGCAACCAGAAACGGAAAACCTGTCCGACCTGGGAAGAAATGTGTGTGATCAAGGATATGTTCTTCGAAGAAGATGAATGGGTCGTCGAATACCACCCTTCAAAATCTGATTATGTGAATAATCACAACTACTGTCTGCACCTGTGGCGGCCGATCGGTCAAGACCTGGTCACACCGCCGAAAATCTATGTGTGAAAGGATTTTATCATGGAAATTAACGAACTGGTCAAGAAGGCCCACGAAAACGCCGTGAATCACGGGTTCTGGAACCCGACACCGGCGTTCGGAACATCTATCGCCCTGATCCACAGTGAACTTTCCGAAGCACTGGAAGAAGAACGCGAAGGAAACCCCGACTTCTGGTTCAAAGAGGTCAACGGATTCAAAGTGTCCGACATGAACGAATGGCGCGGCGAAAAGCCTGAAGGCGTGGCCGTCGAACTGGCCGACGCTGTGATCAGGATCGCGGACCTTTGCGGACACCTGGGAATCGACCTGGACGCCGCTATCCGAATGAAAATGGCCTACAACGAAGGCCGCCCGTATAAACACGGGAAGCAATTCTAAACCGAAAGCGAGGAAACCCCATGAATCAATGTCAACTTCTGGGCCGCATGACACGCGATCCAGAACTGAAATACACACCACAGGGAACGGCCGTCGTGTCGTTTTCCCTGGCCGTCGACCGCCGCTTCAACAGAGAGAAGGCCGACTTCATTGACGTCGTGGCCTGGCGGCAGACCGCCGAATTCATTTCGAAGCACTTCCAGAAAGGAACCAGGATCGCCGTCGTCGGTTCGATCCAGACCCGAACCTGGGAAGACAACGAAGGCCACAAAAGAAAGGCTGTCGAAGTCCTGGCTGATTCCGTCTATTTCGCTGACGCGAAGAAAGACGCCGAAGCCGGCAGTTATGCCGCGAACGCCTTCGCTTCGGAAGGGTTCGAAGAAGTCCCTATTGACGACGGGGACCTTCCATTCTAATTTGACGTGGTGGAAAGGTGGTGAAGAAAAATGGACAAACCGAAAGAAAGTCAAGTCAGAACAAGGGTCATGGATATACTTCGGAACCACGACCAGGAAGCGCGCGTCATAGAAGCACAGATCGCCGCCGAAAAGGAATCCCTGGAATACGATCTGGAAGAAATACTTATGTCGGGCGCCTATCCTTCCACGGCCATAAACCCGACGGGCGTCCGCGCTTCTTCACCAGACCCAGACGGGAACCTGGTCCGAATGGTCGACCGACGTGACCGCCGGCGCGCCAGAGCAGACGAAGCGATCGCGAACCTGGAACGTCAGCTTCGCCAGATCGAAGAAGTCCGGTCCCTGGTCCTGACACTGGACACCCGTTCAAAATGCGTCCTTCTGGCCCTGTATTACCCGTACAGGTCATACGAAGAAGCCGCTGAATTCCTTCAGGTGGACAGAACCACAGTCTACCGTCAAAGAGAAATCGCCCTGAACAAACTGTTCAACAGGGCCGAACGGTCGAAGTGGTTTTCATAGCCTGAAACGTGCCTGGAACACCCAGGCACAACGCGCGGACATGGCGGAACTGGCAGACGCGCGCGGTTCAGGGCCGCGTGGTTCATTCCATAGGGGTTCGAATCCCCTTGTCCGCACCAAAATATAAAAAATATGCAACTATGTGCAACTGTTTGCAACTGTTTGCAACTCTGTGCAACTGACAAGACCGTTTTTATATGATATTATGGTATCGTGGACGACTGAAAGTCCACCCTCCTTTGAATGGGGTACATTGAAGACATTCCTTCGGGAGTGTCTTTTTTGTACCCATTCATTGATTATACAGAAAGGACGGTGTGAATCATGCCGAAGCTGACAGCAAAACAAGAACGCTTCTGTGAAGAATATCTGATCGACCTGAACGCGACACAGGCCGCAATTCGCGCCGGATATTCTGTGGAATCCGCCGGATCAATCGGAAGTGAAAACTTGACGAAACCTGAAATTCGTGCGCGTATTGATACCGCTATGGCCGAACGGTCGAAGCGAACCGGAATCAACGCCGACAGAGTTCTTCGGGAACTGGGAAGAATCGCCTTCCTGAATCCGACAAAGGTCATTGACTTCCAAACGGCCGAAGTCCTGTCAGACGCCAGTGAAGACGATCTGGCGGTCATTTCCGGAATGAAGGTCAAGTATGTCCCACACAAAGACTTTGACGAAAACGGTGATCCTATTATAGAACAGGCTATCGAACGCGAAGTCAAACTGTGCGACAAACTGAAGGCCCTTGAAATGTGCGGCCGTCACCTGGGAATGTTCAAGGACAACCCTGAAGCGAATGTCCCTGTAACGGTGGTGATCAATTATGACTACGGCGGCGAAGATTGAATTCAAAGCGTCGGCCCAGTTTAACCCTGTATTCCGACCGGTGAACGAATGGCGCGGTCGTTATAGAATCCTGAAGGGATCGGCCGGTTCCGGAAAGTCTGTGAATATCGCCCAGGACTATATCGCGAAGTTATCCGATCCGGCGTATACCGGCGCGAACCTTCTTGTCGTGCGTAAGATCGAAGAAACAAACCGCGACAGCACCTTCGCAGAATTACAGGCGGCGATCTTCCGAATGTTCGGGCCTTACGCTGAACGCTTCTGGAAGGTCAACCTGAACCCGTTGTCCCTGGAATGTAAGATCACCGGAAACCGAATCATATTTCGCGGCGTCAAGGATCAGCGACAGCGCGAAAAGGTGAAGTCGATCACCTTCAAGAACGGAAAACTGACGTGGATATGGTGTGAGGAAGCGACGGAACTTCTGTCTGAAGACGTCGACATTCTGGACGACCGTCTTCGTGGTAATCTGGACGGCCTGAACCCGAATCTGTATTACCAGATCACAATGACCTTCAACCCCGTCAGCGCGACGCACTGGATCAAAGGCCGATACTTCGACAAGGCTGATCCGGACGTTCTGGCCCACCATTCCACATATAAGACGAACCGGTTCATTGATCCGGCGTATTATCGACGTATGGAACGCCGACGCGAAGAAGACCCTGAAGGTTATCGCGTATACGGTGAAGGCGAATGGGGCGAACTGGGCGGCCTGATCCTGACGAACTTCGAAGTCCATGACTTCCCGACGGCGAAGACCAACTTCGACGCCTTTTATTATGGCCAGGACTTCGGATATAACCACGCCGACGCCATTCTGGGCGTGGGATCACGGGACGGTGAAATCTACATCTGTTCCGAAATCTATGTCTTTGAGAAGGACACGGAAGAAATTATCAACCTGGCCAAACAGAACAAGGTCGACCAACGCGTCGAAATGTTCTGTGATTCAGCAGAACCGGACAGAATCAAGACCTGGCAGAAGGCCGGCTTCAGGGCGGCCGCTGTGAAGAAGGAACCTGGAAGCGTCAAAGCACAAATTGACTGGCTGAAGGGCCGAAAAATCCACATTCACCCGTCTTGTGTAAATGTCCTGAAGGAAGTTCAACAGTGGAAATGGAAAAAGGACGCCACGTCCGGCCTGTATATCGACGAACCGGTCGAATTCATGGACGACGCTATGGCGGCCCTTCGTTATGCCGTTGAACGCCTTCGTCGCGGTTCTGCTATCGAAGTATTGAAATGAGGTGTGAAAAATGGCTGAACTATCGGTTATGGACCGGATCAACGCTGTCCTGTCCAACCCTGAAAACGCGACTATGTCACTGGCCCAGATCGTCAGTGAGGAAATCCGCGAATTCAAACAGTCCGAACAGTATCAGAATATTGTTCAGGCTGAATCCTATTACAGAAACAGGTCCGACGTCCAGAAGAAGACGAATGACGTCGCCAACCGGTCAAACACCAGGATCGAACACCCGATTCTGAAGAAACTTGTCGACCAGAAAGCGAACTACCTTCTGTCGAAACCCTGGACTGTTGACACCGCGAACGGCGCCTATGGCGACGCCTTGAACAAGGTGTTCGACGCCACATTCCGCCGGAAGATTAAGTCACTGGGAAAGGGCGCTGTGAAGTCCGGTATTGCCTGGCTTCAGCCTTACTTCGACGAAGGGAAACTGGCCTTCATGCGAATCCCTTCGAACGAACTGATCCCTTTGTGGAAGGACGCAGAACGAACCAAACTGGACGCCTTCATTCGATTCTATGATCAGATCATTTATATCGGGACCAGAAAACACGTTATCACACACGCGGAATTCTGGTGGTCTGGCGGCGTGAAGTGGTTCAAGACTGACGCCTTCGCCGGAACCGGCGCCGGTCAGTTCCACGTCGACAAGGAACACGGTGACGAAACCAACGACTACACCGAACCCCACTTCGTCGTCGGCGACAAAGCCTATAACTGGGAAGAAGCGCCGATCGCCTGGCTGAAGTATAATGAAGAAGAACTTCCCTTGTGTTACTTCATTAAAGACCTGATCGACGACATCAACTGGCAGACGTCCGTCACGGCCGACGTTCTTCGTGACGTCGCGAAGTTCATCTATATCCTTCGCAATTATGGCGGTCAGGACCTGGCCGAATTCCTGAAGGACCTGAAGGAACACATGGCGATCAAGGTCACGACTGACGGTGGCGTCGACAAACTTCAGGCCGATCTGAATATCGACGCTGTCATGTCGTTCCTGGACAAACAGCGCCGCGACGTTTATGACTTCGCCGCCGCTGTCGACACGAAGGACCCTGAACTGGGTAACGCTTCCGGAACCGCGATCAACTTCCGATATATGGACCTTGACGCGGACTGTGATTCCCTGGGAACCGAACTGAAAG